TCATCCACCGCGACCTCGCGCTTGGCGGCGTGGCTCCAGGCGGCGGTCATCGGATCGGCGCTCATCTGGGTCACCAGTTCGGCGACGCGGCTTTCGTTGACGCTGGCGCGATAGGTGCGGGTGCCGTGATCGAGGATGAAATTGCCCCAGCCCTTGCGCTTGTGGATCAGCTTGGCCTTTTCCAGCGGGGTTTCCGCGAGCAGTATGTCGCCGTTCCAGCGATATTCGGCGAGATTGTCGGGGCTGAAGGCGCTTTCGCCTTCAAAGCGGAGCAGGTGGAGATCGTTCCAATCCTTGGGCTTGGCGCTGGCATGTTCGGTGGTGAGGGCGGCGCCGCAGTGCCAGCCTGCCTGGCGGGCGCGGCGGATGAATTTCAGGATGTGGCTGCGGCCGGCGTGGTTGCCATCGAAGGCCCAGATCAGCCGTGGGCGCGGGCGGCTGCCGCAGGCTTCGGCCAGGCGGGCAAGGGCGGCCTCTGGATAATTGTAGCAGGTCATCGCCGAGACGGCGGGGACGCCATTCAAGCGCAGCGATTCGGCGTCGAAGATGCCTTCGACGATCCAGAATTCGGGCACGGCGGCCAGCGCATCGATCGACAGGGCCGGGGGCAGCCACCATTCGCCGCTGTAGGATTTGCCGGGAGCGAAGCGGGCTTTCTTGCCGCCGAAGCGGTGGGGTTGATCGATCAGCCGTTCCCACCAGCTGCCGTTCGGCAGCGGGAAGCGGACGGTGGCAGAGGCGATCTTGAGATCGCGATCGAAGAACTGTTCCTGGGCATAGTGGCCGCGCAGGTGCGCCAGGTTCAGGCCGCGGGCATGGATGAGATAGGCATCGGCAGCGGCGTTGGGGTTTTCTTCAGTGGCGCGGTAGCGATCGGACCAATTGTCGAACAGATCGGGAAAGAGTTGTTTGGCGTGGCCGCTGTAGCCGCATTTGTTGACGCGGCCGCAGCGCACGACCCAGGGCGCCGAGGCGCGGGCGTAAAGCTCCTTCTTGTTGCACTGTGGGCACTTGCCCTCGCGCAGCCAATCACCGCGCTCCTGCAGGCGGAAATCTGCCTTCAGTCGCCGGATCAGATCCTGGAGGATGTCTGGTTGCAAAACGTCGAACTCGCGCAGGCAAGGGAAGGGCGTTGCCGGAAGCAGGGGCTTTCGGCGGGCGGGTGGTTGGTGTGCTGGTGGGTGTGGGAGGCGATCAGCCGGTGCTGGGTTGGCTTACCGGCTGATCCTGATCATCGTTTGCGGGCGGATCGGGTGGAAAGATATGGCGGTGGTTGCCACCGCGGGAGAGCATGGGCAGGCGCACGCCGGCGCGCGGTGTGTTGCTGGGCGTGACGGTGCGGGTGATTTCCAGGGTGGCGACGAAGGTGTGGCCGCAGAGCACGTTGGTGCACTGATAATAGATTTCGCGCACCAGCGGCGTGGCACTAACGCTGGACCTGGTGACGGCGGCCGCATCGCAATGCGGGCAGGTGGCGCGCGGGGCGCTGCTGCGCGGTGGCTTGGTGCGATCGGCATGGGCGATGGTTGGCATCAGCAATCCCCCCTCTCACTGGTGACCGTGGGCATGTTGAGTGCATTCAGCGCCTGGCCGAGCGCCTGGATGCCTTGTTCGACCTCGCGCTGGGCAGCGGCGCGGACGGCCAAGGGCGCGCCGGGCTGGCTGGCGAGGGTGAGGGCGCCAATGGCTTCGCCGCTTTCGCGGGCGGCGGCGGCGGTGAGATCGGGCAGGGCGCGCGAGGCGGTGGCGCGGGAGGCTTCGAGATCGAGCCTGGCGGCATAAACCTCGAACAGCGGGGAGCCTTCGCCGCCGGCGGCGCGATAGGCGAGATCTAGGATGAGCGCGTGTTCGATGCAGGGCGACGCATCGGCATCCGGATCGGACCAGGCGCGCACGGCGCGGGCGCTGCGGCCGACGAGCGCCGCCGCCCCTTCCCAGCCCAGCACGCCGGCGATGCGGGTGATGGCCTGATCAAAGGAGAGAGGCGGCCGCAGCTTGGTCATGACGAGCGCGCCAGATTGAGCGTCGCAACACCGGCCGACCGCTGCATATTGATGCTGCGATTGCCGAGGACAGGCAGGCCGGGTGCGGATAGATTATCCACAGCTCCAGGGGCGATATCGCCCCACAGCGCGAGATGGGAGGTGGTGGCCATAAGCGCAGCGCGCAGGGAGACAGGATCAGGCCGCATCGGTGTGGCCGTTGTCGAGATAGGCGGCGAAGGTGCGGGCGGTGCGGATGATGACACCGACCTGCGTTTCGCCGCTGAAGCGGGAAAAGCCCAGTGCGGCGCTGAGTGATTTTGCGCCGTTCGCGGGATGATCGGCCAGGAAGGCTTCGAACAGGGCGGCTTCCTTGACGATATCGTCAGGCGTGCTGGCCTGCCCGCGGTTGCTGAAGGCGATGTCCAGCGCGGTGTGCCTGGCGGCGGCGATTTCGACGCGGCGATCTTCGTCGAAGGACGTGCCGACGCGCTCATCGACCTCTTGCAACAGTGGCGAAGCGGCATGGGAGGTCTGGTGGTTCAGCATGCGGCGTCCTTCAGGTTGAGGGCGAGGGCGATCTTGTGGGATTTTCCGCGGGTGCAGGGGCGGGTGCCGGACAGGATTTCGAGAACCAGCTTGGGCGGGAAGCCGTTTTTGCGCGCCCAGCTGGACACGCCTTCGGCCTGAAGCCGGGCGCGGGCGGCGGGGATGCGGGCCGGATCGATTGACAGGCCGAGATTACGGATTGTCAATGAAGGGCTGGTGGCTTGGCCAGTTGCGTCGGGCACGGTGTCTGTTGCATCCGTTATTGTGGAAACGTGTGGCAACATAATCGCCTTTCGATGATTGTTGCAAGGGGAAAATACGCAAAAGGTGATGTTTGGTGAGCGCCTGGCCTTTGAACGGAAGCGATTGGGCATGCGCAGTGCCGAGTTTGCCTCGGCGTGTGGTGTCGCGACCCAGTCCCAAAGCCTCTACGAAAACGACAAAAGATCACCCGACGCCGACTATCTGATGAAGGCCTGTGGTCTCGGTGCCGATCCGATGTTCCTGTTGATCGGGGTGCCGGCGCCGGCCGGGTCGCTCAATGTAAGCGAGGAGGAAAAGGCTGCGCTGGTTGCGTTCCATGCGCTCTCACCGAAAGCGCGATTGGCGGTGATGGCGCTGGTGGCGGCGGTGCGGGAGGAGATTTGACAATATCGCGGCTTGCACAGCGCCTGCGCGTGGCTAGACTGTGGAAAGCAGTGGCAAAAGAGGTGCAATATGGCGGACGCAACAGAGAAGAAAAAGGGTGGCTTCTTGAAATGGTTCGGCATTGCCATAGTCGGCATTATCGTCCTTGCGATCTTGCTGCCATCGGATGACCGCACATCATCATCATCGACGGAGACTGCTGCGGCAACGCCTGCTGTCGAAGTGGATGCCGCCGATTTGGCGCGTGCTTATGCCAAGAATGAAGTGGCGGCGCAGCGGGCCTATGGCGACAAGCCGTTGATCGTTTCGGGCGTAATCGAGGGAATATCGCTGGATTTTGCCAATGATCCGGTGGTGAGCTTTGTTGGGGCGGAGATGTTCCAGAGCCCGCAGGCCGGCTTCAGCAAGGATGATGCCGATGCGGTGAGCAAGTTGAACAAGGGCGAAGTTGTCACCGTGCGCTGCGAAAGCGTGTCGGAAGTGGTTTCCATCCCGATGCTGAAGGACTGCAAGCTGCAGTGAAGGACAGGCCCCCTAACCCCGCTCGCTGCGCGAGTCGCCCTCTCCCACAAGGGGAGAGGGAATTTAGATGGCGGTTTCCAGTTGTAGCTGGGTGGTGAGGCCCTGATCGGAGAGGATGTGGGTGGCTTCGGTGATGAGCCAGTTTGTGCCGTCGATCTCGGGCTTGAAGCCGACCAGGGCGAGGCGCTGTTCGGGGTAGAGATCGGGGCGGCCCAGCGCGATGGTGAAGCTCATGGTGGCGGCGCCGCGTTGGAGCCGGTTGTGCTCGGCGGTGGCGGCGGCCTTGGCATCGGCCTGGCTGCCATAGGTGCGTTTCAGGCGGCGGGCCTGTTGGCCGCCTTCCCCGGTGGCACCGGCGGTTTCGCCCTTGCGTTCGGCCGCAGCGGGATCGTGCCAATAGGCGGTGACGCCGGTGTATTTGTCGCGCTCGATCCGTTTGAAGCTGTGGCTGTCGCCATCGCTGCGCCGGATGGTGGCGGTTGGCAGCGCGGTGCCGCTGGCGGTGGTGCCGGCGCCGATGGGGTTGAAGAGGAGATTGCCCGCCTTGACGGTGGCCACCGCATCATGGCGGCGGCCGAGGCGGCGCAGGAAGGCGGTATCGGACAGGCGGCCCTGTTCGATGACATCGATGGCGATGCTGGCCAGGGCAGGGGCGATGCGCGCCCGCAGCCCGGCGTTGGCGGCGAGCTGCTGCACGATGGCGCCCAGGGTGGTGTCGCGATAGGTTTTCAGGGACCGGGTGCGGGTGGCGGCGGTGAAATCGACGGCGCGGGCGCGGATGGTGAGCAGATCGGGTGCGCCGCTGTGTTCAACCTCGTCCACCTTGAAGCTGCCTTTATCGACCAGCGCGCCGGCGAAGCCGAGCGCCAGGGTGAGCAGCGCGCCGGCCGGCGGGATGGCCAGGCTTCCATCGGCATCGGAAAGGGTGAGATCGAGGCTGTCGCTATCGGCCTCGCGCTTTTCGGTGAGGGTGAGGCTGATCAGGCGGGGGCGGACCGTTGGTGACAGATCCTGGCCGGCGAGGGTGAGGCGGAAATCGGGGGTGGGCATTATGGCTCGACCCGGACCAGATCGATGGTGAATTCGATGCGGCGGGCGCGGCCATCGGCGAAGAAGAGGCTTTGGCGTTCATCGATGCCGGTGATGATGAAATCGCCATAGACGCGGCCAGTGCCATCGACGAGCGGGAAGGCATCGCCGCCGCCGGCCATGGCGCGCAGATCATCCAGGCTTTCGGGATCGCCGGCGAATTCGGGCAGGAGGAGGCCGGGCAGGGTGATGGTATCGGCGCCCGGGCCGGTGAACTGGTTGGCATCGCGGGCGCCGACGCGGGATTGGCGGGCGTGTTTCCAATCGGTGCGGCGGGCAAACTCCTGATAGGCCAGGGTGTCGATGCCGAAGGCAAACAGGCCGAGGGAGAGCATCATTCGCCATAATCCGCGAGAGAGGAGCGCTGGGCGGCGGCCTTGGCCTTGGCGGCCTTGGCCAGTTCGGCCGCGACCGCCTTGGCGATATCGGCCGACGATTGGCCGGGGGCTGCCATGATCTTGATTTCGACATATTGCACGACCTGGCCGGCCTGGGCGGCGGCGCCAGCGCCAGCGCCGCCGCGCGTGGCACCTGCAGTCGCCGGGCTGGCGGTGGCCGCGCCGATCGCCAGGGCGGCGGTGATGGCGCGGGAGGCGTTGCTGATGCGGGCGAGCGGCGCGCTGGTGTTGCCGGCGATGCCATTGGCCAGGCCGGCCATGAGATTGTGGCCATAGCCGGCAAAGACGCGGGAGGGTGAGCGGATGCCCAGCGCATTCTTGAAGGCACCTGCCACCTTGTCGGCGATGCCGCTCACCGTCTTGCGGATCGCATTCCAGCGCGCCACGATTCCATTGACAAATCCATCCATGACGGCGGTGCCAAGGCGTGAGAACAAGGCTGCCAGCTTGTCCCAATGATTGTAGATGGCGACGGCGATGGCGATCAGCCCGGCGGCGGCGGCAAGGAAGGGCAGGATGGGCGCGGCGGCGGCCCAGAGCGCGGTGGCCAGGCCCCAGGCTGCGGGTGCCATTGTGAACATGGCATAGCGCATCAGGGCGAAGGGACCGAGGATGGCGGCAAAGGCGATGGCAAGGCCACCGGCCACGACCAGGATGACGCCAAGCGCGCCGGCGGTGACGGCGATCACCTGTGCGAGGCGCGGATTGGCATCGGTCCACTTGATCATGCGATCGAGAATATTGGTGGCGATCAGCGACAGCTTGACCATCGTCGGGATGAGAACGGTGCCGAGCTTCACCTGCAGGGACTGGGTGACCACTTCGAGCGCCTTGGCGGCTTGGCCGGAATCGAGCAGTCGTTCGGCATAGTCCGCCTCTACGGTGCCGGCGGCGTTCAAGGCATCGCTGCGGATCTGGCGATAGAGGGCGAGGTTGCCGATCAGGGGGCGCAGCGCCTGTTGCACCTGCATATCCTCAAACAGATTTCCGAGCTTCGACAGGTCGCCCTTCAGTGTCTTGTTGGTGAGTTCCGAAATGGCTTCGATCGGCGTCTTGCCCTCGGCGTACATCTTCTTGAGTGCAGCCGGCAGATCGACTCCCATCTTGGCGAAGGCCTTGACGGTGCCGGGGCTGCTGATCTTGGCGAGCAGGTTTTGCAGATTGTTGGCGGCGCTGCTGGCATCGCCAGCGCCTTTGCGGGCGATCTGCAGGGCGGCGGCGAGATCGGCGACGGCCGGCGCGCCCGTCTGGCCCAGGCCTTGCGCGGCGGCGGTGAGCGCCGGGAAAAACTGTGCCATGTCCTTCAGCTCGAAGGCGCCGCGTTTGCCGGCCGTAGCCATGATGTCGATGGCGCGGGCGGTCTGATTGAACGGCACCTTGAGATTGTCCACCACCGCGAAGCTGGCCTTGGACAGATCCTCGATCTGCGCCTCATAGGCGGTGGCGGCGCGGCCGATGGGCAGCAGCAATTGCGGGATGGCGCGGGCAGTGAGGCCGAAGCCAGCCAGGATATCAGCGCCGGCCGCCAGATCGGCGGGCAGCTGGTTGACGCGGGGGCCCAGGCTGGCGAGCGCCAGGCCGAGCTTGGTGGCCTCGATGCGGGTGAGGCCGGTTTTCTGCGCGATATTGGTCATCGTGCCCTGGAACTGGCTGGCGACGCCGATTGCCTGTTGAATGGGCGCGAGGATGGCAAGGCCGGCGCCGAGGGTGGCAGTGCCGCCGACAGCGATATTGCTGGCGCGGGTGCGCGTCTGATCGAGCTGGCGCTGGTTGGCAGCGCGGCGGCGATCGGCCTGGGCGAGATTGCCGAGCGCCTTCTTCTGGGCTTCGAGCTGGGCGGTGGTTTT